AAAGAGAATACTTAAATGATACGAAATTGAGAAATTGGGTAAATTTTTCCATTGACTTTTTGTAATCCCACTGCTTCACAAACTCTTCGAACAAAAACTGCTCCTTTTGTTTGATAATATGCTCTGGAGAAACGAATGAAAGACATACGAATTTTTGACCGGCGATAGGCTTATCTTCTTCTAATAAGTCGACATATTTGGGGTTTTCTTTTCCATCGGGTAAATATTTAGGAGTAACTCCCTTTGGCAAACTATTTGATTCGGACATTATATTATATATTTAAATAATTATTTTAAGTAAGTTTACCATTTATTAATTTATACATTTATACATTTGTACATTTATACATTTATACATTTATACATTTGTACATTTATACATTTATACATTTATACATTTGTACATTTGTACATTTATACATTTATACATTTATACATTTATACATTTATACATTTATACATTTATACATTTATACATTTATACATTTATACATTTATACATTTATACATTTATTGAATTTAATAAAACAATAAAATAATATTTTTTTCTACATTATATTTATAATGTACGGAACACTTGATTTTAGTGAGCTTTTTAAGCGCTTTATTAAGTATATTATCGAAGGTCTTTGTGTCGCGATAGTTGCTTACTCTATACCATCACGCTCTCTTAAATTAGATGAAATTGCGTTGATTTCTCTTGTAGCAGCCGCCACCTTTGCCATCTTGGATGTTTATGTCCCCACTTTAGCTGTTTCTGCTAGAACTGGTGCTGGTTTCGGTATTGGTGCTAACCTTGTTGGTTTCCCCACCCCTCTTAAACTTTAAACACTTGAAAATGTAAGATTTTAAAGGGGAAAGCGTTTATTTAGAGACTATATGGATAATATTTACTATTTATATTTTAGTATATAAATAATAAATAATCGTTACTTACTTTATAGAAGACTATTCTTTATTTAATATAAATATGAGTATGAGTCAGAGTAGTGAGGGTGATGGTACACCTTTATCTCAATCACCCGAACGCGTTACAGAACCTACTGTAACACTAGCAAAAATATTTATGACGACTGGAAACGGACAAATTCTTGATTGGGATGGAAAAGTTCCTAAACCCAGTTTTAAACTATTTGTTCGTGCTCATATAGGATATACGACATATAATAGTTATATGCCAAATGAATATAGAAGTATTCATATTAATAGTATGCGTGCATTAGACAATGTATCTTTTTTGCATAATGAACATGGTTCTATTATATTACCGTTAATGCAAGGTGTTCATCATGATATTGAACCATTACAAAGTAACTGTAGAATTTATAAAGATAATGATACGGATACATTTTGGTATAAACTTAATAAAGAAGGTTATGTTCCTGATAATGAAGTTTCTACTAATGTTGGTGATAGTATTAAATCTATTCCTATTTCAGAAATAGGAAATCCTTGTAGTATAGGTGAAAAATATACACCTTTTTGTGGATATATCCCAGGCGAGTGTTTATTTTTATTTAAAAGAGAATGTAATCAAACATATAAACCTAAACCTTTAAAAGGTATTTCAAAAGGTCCTATTAAAAAAAATAAAAGCAAGTCGCCCATCATGGGGTCAAGAAAATCGTTAGGCACACATCGCGGCGGCAAAACTCGCCGAAAGTGTAAAGTAAATAAGCGACGAAATAAAAGAAGAAGAAATACGATGAAACGAAGAAAAACTACAGCAAAAAGAAGACACCGATAAACATCACAACAATAACAACCACAACAACAACCACAACAACCTACTGCGTAGGAATAAACACCCAGTTCAACTCCTCGCAAATTTTCTTCCATATATCATCCTGTTCTATCCTCTTTTCTTTATCTTTCAACATCGGAAAATAAGAAAGAAATTCAGTCTTCTCCAAAAGCTCGCACAGTTTATAAACCGTATAGTAATAATTCAAAAAATTCACACGGTCATCGGGGCAAAATTTTGCATACGGTCCCTGTATCTCCATAAAAAGATTGCACAACGTCTCTTCTAATTCAGGCGTCATAATCGGCGGTTTAATACCAAGCTTATCTTTAATAAAGGGGATATGTTCGTAATACTTATTATAACCCAATTTTTTAAGCACTTCTTTCGCTTTAGAGTTCGTAAATTTTGAAAGAGGGATGCGCTCTTTATGAAGTTGTTGCTTGATATTTTCGAGAACTTCTTCCGGGATTTGCGTAGTTTCTTTTGCCTGAAATTGGGCAAGAATTTCTTTAAAATGGTTGATTCTTTTATACGCATAAAAACACGCTTCCTTCGGCGGCTCTTTATAAGACGGCTTCTCATTTTCAATAAGGTAGGTAACTTGTTTAGCACATACGTTACATACCATAATCCCCTCATGTTCGACGGCAATCATTTCGCCCTTGTTACAGGACTGACATATATCGGTGGCATACATATAGTCGTTTATGTTGATAAATGTCTGGTCAAGATTTGTAAAAAACTTCTGAACATTATTATCATTCGCACGTGTCAATGCGCCTTCATCAAATGTATTATCATTCACTTTGAAAAAAGAATTAAGAATTTTTGTTTTATTTGTACCATTCGTAATTTCTTTTTTGTTTTCAAAATAGTCGAAAATAAATTTACTGTTGTTCAAGTAATAGTCTTTAATCTTTTTCTTATTCTTATAGATTTCCTCTTTAATATCATACAAAGAATCTTGCAGCTCTATTTTATCATTCACATCCAATATAATTTCAGGGTCATTCAACTGTTTCATTATTTCGTTTTTTCTACGAATTAATGTAGGTAACACTTCGCTATTAATGATGTTAAATTCGCATTGTAGTTCGCGATGAACACTATCTAGCGTCATTATTCGTTTCTTGTCTACAAAAATTTTTTTATTTGTTTTGTGTTTAAAAGATGGCATCTATATATCTATATTTATATATTTACTATATTGTTATAAGTATAACTTTTTTAATATATAATAATTAATAATTATATCTATTTTAGTATTTTATGCTATTTTAGTATTTTATGCTATTTTAGTATTTTATGCTATTTTAGTATATTGTGCTATTTTAGTATATTATGCTATTTTAGTATATTGTGCTATTTTAGTATATTATGCTATTTTAGTATTTATATTTTATGATATAATATAAAGCAAATAAAACAAATAAAGTAAATAAAGTAAAGTAAAATAGAATGAGTGAACCAATGAGAGAACATAGCAGTGCATTAAAAACGGGCGATATTCTTTTATGCGACAATCTTGAATACAAATCATGGGGACTACTTAGTTGGTTCATAAAATTTATGACAAAGAGTGATTTTTCACACGTTGGCATGATTGTCGTAGACCCCGAATTTACAGACGTTCCATTGAAAGGCACATATGTTTGGACATCAGGTATTTCAGATATTCCGGACCCAGAAGATAACACAAAAAAATTCGGAGTTCAGTTTATTCCATATGAGCACTTTATTTCGACATATGGTGGAAAAATATATGTTCGCAAAGTTGAATTGAAAGATAAGGAAGAGTACGAGAAAATATTCAATAATGAAAAGTTGAAAGAAATACACAAGGTTGTATATGATAAACCATACGATGTTGTTGTTACAGATTGGATAGAAGCTTACTGTAAAAAAGACCGTCATCCTCAGAAGACATCGAGATTTTTTTGTAGTGCATTTTTGGGTTATGTATATACAAAGTTGAGCTTATTTGACGAGACATTAGACTGGAGTATTCTTTCTCCAAGTTATTTTTCTAGTGAAAACAAAACACTTTCTCTGCATCATGGTGCAACATTATCGAAGGAACATCAAATTGCAGGATAGGTTTTAAAGATGTAAAGATGTAAAGATGTAAAGTTGTAAATTTGAAAAAGTTTAGGAAATTTAGGAAGTTTTGCAAAATAGTAAATACGAATAATGTTAGGAATGCATTAATGTTTTCTCTATAAAAATAAAATAATGTTATCAAATAATTTAGACACATGTGCTAAAAATGACAAAACACGTGATACCAATGCTAGTTCAGATGTTTTAACAACAAATATAAACATAGACTCATTAGATATTACGAATATTAAGAGAGAGACATACTATAAAATGAAATTTATTATGAACTGTTTAGAAAAGAACATGGCTATAAAGAAAAGAAAAACTATTTTTTATTTAAAAAAATTAGATGATTCGACAACGGATATTATAACAGAGGACTATTTAAACAAACGGATTATTCATAAAATATACAAAAATGATGCAAGTGAATATGGCAAGGGACAGGGGCAAGGGCAAGGGCAAGGACAGAAGCAAAACGCAGCTCCATATAATTTAGAAGTAATGAAAAAAAAGGAAGATATTATACCATTAAAGGAAGGGGTTCATACATTAAAAAGTCTAATAGACAGGGGTAAACTAGATATAAATAATGAACAAAAAGGTGATATATATTTAATGATATTTTTGATGAATACTTTAGAAAATGGATGGAGTATTAGAAAAAAGAATGAAGAGTATGTTTTTAGGAGAAAGCATGAAAAACAAACCGAGATATACTCCGATGAATATTTAGTACATTTTTTAAAGTCAAATATGAATAATATTATTTCGTAATTTGACTCGACATCTCATTGCTTTAGAAAAATGTTAACTAGTTCATAACAATAATTACTGTCTACTAATTATTGTTAGTTATTTGTAGTTATTTGTAGTTATTGTTAGTTATTAATATTAATTATTAATTATTAATTTATAAATGTTAATTAAGTTTTTTTACAAAATTTTTTTCTTTAGCAATATTATAATAAACAAAAATGGCAGGAGGTCTTATGCAACTTGTAGCTTACGGCGCCCAAGATGTCTATCTTACGGGCAACCCTCAGATTACCTTTTGGAAGGTGTCTTACAAACGTCACACCAACTTTGCAATGGAGTCTATCGAGCAGACTTTTAACGGTCAAGCCGATTTTGGTCGTCGTGTAACCTGCACCATTTCTCGTAATGGTGATTTGGCTTACCGCACTTACCTTCAGGTTACTCTCCCCGAGATTAACCAGTCCATGAAGGGAGCTACCCAGGACGGTGTTTATGCTCGTTGGCTCGATTTCCCCGGTGAGCAGTTGATTTCCCAGGTTGAGGTTGAGATCGGTGGTCAGCGCATTGATCGCCAGTATGGTGACTGGATGCACATCTGGAACAACCTTACTCTTCCCAGTGACCAGCGCCCTGGTTACCACGCCATGGTTGGCAACACCACCGAGTTGACTTTCATCACCGATCCTTCTTTCAATGCCATCGATGGTCCTTGTCAGGCAAATGCCCCTCGTCAGGTTTGCGCTCCCCGCAATGCTCTGCCCGAGACTACTCTCTACATTCCCTTCCAGTTCTGGTACTGCCGTAACCCCGGTCTTGCCCTTCCCCTCATCGCTCTTCAGTATCACGAAGTCAAGATTAACCTCGATATTCGTCCCATCGATGAGTGCTTGTGGGCTGTCGGCTCTCTCAGCTGCGGCAACCCCAACAGTGCCACTTCTCCCGCCGGTGGACGCGTCAACACTGCCTACAACCAGTCTCTTGTCGCTGCCTCTCTCTATGTTGACTACGTCTTCTTGGATACCGATGAGCGCAGACGTATGGCTCAGAACCCCCACGAGTACCTTATCGAGCAGCTCCAGTTCACTGGTGATGAGTCCGTCGGTTCTTCTTCCAACAAGATCAAGCTCAACTTTAACCACCCTGTTAAGGAGCTTATCTGGGTTGTCCAGCCCGATCAGAACGTTGACTACTGCTCTTCTCTCGACTGCAACCAGCTTTTGTACAGACTTCTTGGTGCTCAGCCCTTCAACTACACTGACGCTGTTGATGCTCTTCCCAATGCTATCCATGCTTTCGGTGGACACGATGCTGTTGCCCAGACTACTGGCTCCTTCATCAACGGCTCTGGTCTCTTTAATGAAGCCGGTGCTATCGATGTCTCCAACGTTTACTGGTGGCAGCAGGGCGACCTCCCTGGCGCTGACGGCACTGGTTATGACCAGCCCAACTTTGCTCCCGGCTTTAGCGGCAGAATCCCTTACGAGAACTCTGGTGTATCTGATGCCGGTACTTTCGTTCTTACCCAGACTTCTCTTGACCTCCACTGCTGGGGTATGAACCCCGTTGTCACTGCTAAGCTCCAGCTTAACGGTCAGGACCGCTTCTCTGAGCGCGAAGGCACTTACTTCGACCTCGTTCAGCCTTACCAGCACCACACTCACACCCCTGACACTGGTATCAACGTCTACTCCTTTGCTCTTAGACCCGAAGAGCATCAACCAAGCGGATCGTGCAACTTCTCCCGCATTGACAATGCTACCCTTCAGCTTGTTCTCTCCAACGCCACCGTTGAGGGCACCAAGACTGCCAAGGTTCGTGTCTATGCTACCAATTACAACGTTCTCCGTATCATGTCCGGTATGGGAGGCCTTGAAGCTACATGCTTAATTATGATGATGATCATAATAGCTGTGAACAAGGGCCAAAAAGCAGTATGCCATAGTAAAGTGAGCTCTTACTATGGAAAACCATTTATGTCCTCACCATCATCGTTATTAATGATTTGACTAACTGCTAGTGATTCCGACTTGTTGTCGTCGGAGTTGCAACACATCTTGTTGTTCGGGAAACCCCTTAGAGCTTTTTCTACCAAGCTTATCTCCGAAAGGAATAAGTGGCCAAGAGTAATGAACTTGGGTATGGTAATAATGAAAAAGATTGGGCAATCCGCATGCTTACTACCTAAAGGCGATATTAATATGCTAGTCTATGGTAGGGCGTCAGAGACTGAACGGATGTGGGTCGTTAATGAAGGTTTAAGCAACCTGAAACGGCTTAAGATACAGTCCTCCCTCTAGGGAAACTTAGGGGAATAAGAGTGCTTACAGCAATTAAATTGCGTGTGCGCTTCACAATTGGAATTACAATTTTATTTTAATATTATTATGTATTTAATAATATGAAAAATTGATGACACATAAAGGGTGTACGTACTACGTACATACTTGATATAAGTTATACAAAGACAAATAGATATGGATATTGGTAACACATTTTCATTA